GAGAATAAGAATAATCTTGCTCTGGGGTATTACGAGCGCAAGGCCAAGGGCCGAAGCAAGGCGTATATAAATGTCTTCATTCGCGCAAGGTACGCACTTTCCCAAGCAGGTAAGCCGGTATACTGGGACTCATTCAGATATGATAGGCATGTCTCTAAAGTACCGCTTTACATCGACCCGGACCTCCCGGTAATAGTCGGCCAAGACTTCGGGCTTACTCCTGCGGGGCTCTGGATGCAGATGCAGCACGACGGGAGGATACACATTCTCCGGGAGACTCCGGCGTTCGACATGGGGACAAAGCGATATATAAAGAGTAGGTTTAACCCGATGCGGAAGACCGCCTTCCCGACGAACGAGATTGTAGTTGTCGGCGATCCTGCCGGCGTTCGCAGGGCGGACTCCGATGAAGGTACTTGTTTCAAGGAGTTTAAAGATGCAGGTATTCTCGCAAAACCTGCGCCGACCAATGACCCAGATGTAAGGATAAAGGCGTTCGACGATGTGTTCTGGGAATACCCAGACTGCCGCCCGTTGGTGCTCATTGACCCCTCTTGCAAAAGTTTTATCAGGGCGATGCAGACAGACTATAAATATCGGAAATTGAAGGTCTCCGTTGCCGATCTCTACGACGACACACCGGACAAAACTCATCCATGTTCGCACCTCGTCGAAGGGGGGCAGTATGGCGTGATGTTTCTATCCAGTAGAAGATACGACCCTGCGGACTATGTCGTTTACCAGCCGAACTCTGTATTCAACCAGTACCAGCCTTACAGGCCGTCTCAGAAAGAAGGATACTAAATGCTCACTACCTCAGAAGAACTTGCTAAATTAGGCGCCCATCTCAAGAGTCAGCTCGGCCAGTTCATCACCGACCGAGCACTTGTCGAACTGCAGTGGCTTGAGAACCTTCGCCAGCACCTGCGAAAATACGACCCGGCAACGTTGGCAAATATTCCATCCGAACGATCGTCGGTGTATCCTGGCGATACGCGGATCAAGGTCAAAGGTGGCGTCGCCAAGATGATGGAGATGATGTTCCCCTCCCAAGACAAGAACTGGGGGTTATCGGTGTCTCCATCGCCGTCGATCCCGCAGGTCGCCTTGCAGGGTATCCTCGACAACCTCCAGCAGCAAGAACTCATGCTCGCCCAACAGGAGCAACGCCCCGCCGCGCCGATAACGAGCGACGCGATTGAGCGGGAAGTCCGAGCCTTCGCCGAGAAGCGTAAGGAGAAGATGGAGACTGAAATTGCAGATCAGTTAGCCGACCCCGGAATCGACTACCCCCAGATGTGCAAGCGGGTAGTGCGTAGCGGGTATATCTACGGTTTCGGTGTGGCTCGCAGCCCCATGGTCAGAACACAGACTGAACGAGTGTGGGTGATGGACCCTGCAACCGGGCAGTGGAGCGCTAAGACCAAAACTGTGCGCCGGCCATACCCTGAATACGTTCGGATCTGGGACTACTACCCAGACCTGTCAGCGAAGGCGTGGACGGATCAGGAGGGAGGTTTCGAGCGGGTGGTAATGACTCGCCACGATTTTCGTGAGCTGTCCAAGAGGGAAGACTTCATCAAGGACGCGGTCAAGACTTATCTCAGAGAGAACCCATCCGGCAATTACACCGCCAAGACCTACGAAACCGAGTTGCAACAACTCGCCAAGACCACCAATCTTGCCGACCGCACTGCGCGGCGGTATGAGGTCTACCGCTGGCTTGGGTTCGTCTCGGCGCACACGCTTCGCTCTGTTGGAGTCGAAGTAGCTGACGACGAGCTTGACCAGGACGTTCTCGCCGACTTGTGGTTTATCGACGACATAGTTATCAAGGCCGAGAAGGCCGCTTTTGGCGAGCGACACTCAGACCAATATCATGCGTTCATTTACGCCGAAGACGAAGACTCCGGGCTAACTGGGGTCGGGCTGCCGGAGGAGGTTCGCGATTCGCAGATGTCGATCTGTGCTTCAACCAGGGCGCTTATGGACAACATGGCGGCGTCAGCCGGCCCGATCCTCGAAGTAAACGTCGAACTGCTCGCCAGAGGCCGTAAGAACATCGGAGCCATCCACGGCTTTATGACAATCGAGCGAGAGGGAACAGGGCCGGAAGCTCAATATCCAGCGGTGCGAGATATCGCTACGCAGTCCCATATCGCGGAGATCCTCAGTATTATCCAGATGCAGCGGCAGCAGCTCGATGTCGAGAGCAACTTACCAGCGTACACTATGGGCGGGATGCAGCAACAACCGCTCGGCGAAGCGTTCCGCACGACCAGCAACATGTCGATGATGCTCGGTTCGGCGAACATGATAACGAAGGATACCGTTAGGGCCTTCGATAAATTCACCAGTAGCCTGCTCAACTCTCTTCTTTCGTGGAATATGGAGTTCAATCCGAACGAGGAGTTGAAGGGTGACTACCAGGTCATAGCCAAAGGTAATCTGTCGCTGGTAGCGAAGGAAGTCAGAGGCGCGGCCCTCGACCAGTTCGCCGCAACGCTTACCCCGGAAGAACGAGCGATCCTCGACACCAGAGGGTTACTCATCGACAAGATGAAGGCCCGCGACCTGCCGACCGACCGGGTTCTACCGGAGGACGAGGCGCTTAAGGTATTGGAAGGACTCAGGCAGGCTGCTTCGCAAGCAGCCCAGGTTGAACAAGGACTGACCCAGGCTAAGACCGAAGATGTCTCGGCTTCTGCGGCGAAGAAGCAGATGGATGTTCAGATGCTGCAAGCCTCAGCGGATGCTACCATCCAGGAGATCCTGTCCAGGGTAGAACAGAACCTGGCGAACGCCAAGTCGGCGAAAGACAAGAACCAGTTGGAAAACTTGAAGGTCCTGCTGACTACCGTCAGTGAGAAGAAAGAAGGGGCGAAGCCCAAGGGGGAGAAGAGTGGCAAAGCTTAAGAAGCTGGAGGATTTGAACGGGCGAGAAGAATACATGTTCTACTGCCCAGGTTGCGAGTTACATCACGGAGTCTGGACCGGAGCAGGGCCTGGGCCAGTATGGCAGTTCAACAAGTCGATGGATGCTCCTACGTTTTCCCCATCAATACGAGTTCGCATGGGGCCGAAATGCGACCCTGCAACAGGTTTGCGCCTGCCCGGTGCGCCGGACCAGATATGCCACTCCTTCGTCACGGACGGAAAGATTCAATTCCTTAGCGACTGCACTCACAGCCTCGCCGGGCAAACGGTCGAGCTGCCGGAGGAGAGTTGATGAAAATACCAGAACATCACGCATATGAAATACAGGTCTATCGGTGTGGCAACAGTGAGTATTCAGTCGCCAGACTGGTAGCTCTTTCGGCAAAGCTGCCTGTTATGGAGGTGCCTCTCGACCATCTGAGCGTCTATACGCGGTACGAAAAACTCACATTGCGAGATCTGGTGATGCACATGAAGACAGCGCTTGACGCAGATCTAGCGTTCCCCATCATTCTCGACGAAGATGGGGATATAATGGACGGGAGACACAGAGTGATGAAGGCTATTTTGCAGGGGGAGAAAACAATCAAGGCGGTGCGGTTCGATGAAAATCCAAGTCCGTGCCGAACTAAGGAGGCGTGAGGAATGAACAAAGAACGCGAAGATGAGATCAAAGAAACGATTCAATCATACAAGCACACAGAGGTAGCCAAACTCCTTCTCGAACTCCTCTCGCTCAGAAGAGAGCGGTTCCGCGATAACCTGGAGAGCGGAGAAGATCCACTTGTTCGGGGTAGAGCAAAGGAATGTAAAGATCTGATACATATATTATCTTGACAATACCTGTATACGAGTGTTACACTAAGATAAAATTCGGAGGATTTCATGGCAGACGAAGTAATTGATAACGGAGTGACGGAAGACGAGTTCGATCTCGCTTTTGACGTTGCCGCAGGCATGGGGGACGAGGCGGAGCCTGAGGACGTAGTTGTCCCGGCAGAGTCGGAACCAGAAAAGGGTGAGCCTGAACCCGCTAAGGTGGAACCGATCGTCCCGAAGGTCGAACCTGAGCCAGCGAAGGTAGTAGCGACAGCTCCTGCGCCGAAGGTCGACCCAGAGGTCGAACGCCTTGCCCAAGAAGCAAAGACAAAAGTTGATGCGGACGCGAAAGCCGAGGGCGAACGTCTTCAAGCGGAAGCAACCGCACGGGAAGCACTGACTTCAGAGGAGCAGGCAGCCCTGAAGGAAGTAGAAACCAACTTCCCGGACAATGCTGTCGCCATCAAAGCGGTAGAGCGTGTAGCCTTCGCTAAGGCCGAAAATGCATTCAACGCCAAACTGAAAGTTCTCGAAGAGAAGTTTGAACAAAGATTCTCTCAGATGGGACAGGACTTCGCCCCGGCGATTGCCACTGCGCAGGTTGTGGCTCGCAACGCACATGAAGCCGAGATCCTCAAAGGCCACCCAGACGCGTTCGACCTCGTCGCAAAAGTCGAGGAGTGGGCAAACACCCAACCCAATTTTATGAAAGCAGCGTACAACACCGTCCTCGATAAAGGTTCGGCGAAGGACATCGTAGAATTATTTACCCTTTTCAAGGAGAGTACTGGAGCAACCAAGACGGGACCCTCTCCTGAAGAACTCGCGGCGAAAGCGGCGGACAAAGCAGAGAAAGAGAGAAAGCTCAAAGCGCAGGAGGGTGTGCGGGGGCGCCACACCGTCGGCGAACGAGCCGCGATAGACCCCGACGATTTCGATGGGGCGTTTGACAAGTTCGCCGCGATGGCGTAACCACAACTTAAGCCATAAGGAGAAAACAACATGGCGCTCACAGTTTATGGGGATATCAGCCCCGCAGTCGCCGCCAGCGCGGCAGTCGAGATGCTCAAAAGAGGTCAGCCCAATCTGGTAATTCAGCAGTTCGGGCAGGCCAAACCCCTCGGCAAGAATCAAACCAACACCCAGAAGTTCCGGCGCTACGAGCGCCTGGCAGCGGCTACCACCCCTGTCACTGAGGGCGTTACTCCGTCCGGCAGTTCGCCGACCAAGACCGACTATACCGCGACTTTGTCGCAGTATATGGACTACCTCACCCTGACCGACGTTATCGCCGACCTGCACACTGACCCGGTTCTGCAGGAGTATTCGGCAATGATCGGCGAGCAGGCAGCGCTGACCGTTGAGATGATCGCCTTCGGCATCATCAAGGCCGGAACCAACCTGTTCCGAGCCAACGGTTCCGCACGTACCGACATCAATACCCCGCTGACCCTCAGTCTGCAGCGCAAGGCGATTCGGAGCCTGAAGCGGCAGTACGCCGTACCGTTCACTTCAAAGATCTCCAGCTCCGCGAACTTCAACACTGAGAACGTCCTCCCCTCCTACATCGGCCTCGCTCATGTGGATCTGGAGAATACGATTCGCGGCTTGGCAGGGTTCAAGGATGTCGCCGATTATTCTTCCGCCAGCAAGTACGAGGGCGAGATCGGCGCAGTAGAGAACGTTCGTTACATCCTCTCTACCGTCATCGAGTCTTGGGCTGACGGCGGCGGGACTTACAACGGCAGCGGTACCGCGATGGTCACTACGACCGGCGCTTCAGCCGATGTTTACCCGGTGCTTTACCTCGCCCCCAACGCCTTCGGTGTCGTGCCCCTCAAGGGCAAGAACGCTATCACCCCAATGGTCCTGAACCCGAACGTCCCTCGTGGCGGAGATCCGGGCGGGCAGCGAGGTTCGGTCGCTTGGAAGACTTACTTCACGGCGGTTATTTTGAACCAGGCTTGGATGGCGCGGGTAGAATGTGCGGCTGTAGAGCTGTAATCACTAGGTAAATTGCGGGGAGCAATCCCCGCTTTCTTTAAGGAGTAATCGATGAATAAGCAATATGCAGTAGTTGGAACCAACACGGTCGCAGCCGGCGGAACCGCCGAGACTGTGACTCTGGGCTTTGCCCCGTCTTACGTCCGGGCGTGGAATGTCAATAACCTCACCTCCTATGAGTATTTCTACGGGATGACCGCAGGCACCTCGCTCGACAACGCTAACCACGCCGATACTCAGAACTCGGTGAACGCCGCAGGGTCGATTACGTTGACCGCCAATGGCTTCACTCTCGGTGCTGATATCTGCGACACTACCTCCGACGTCGTTCGGTGGCTGGCAATTCGTTAATCTTGTCCAGGCGGGAGTAGCTCCTGCCGACGGAGAAAACTATGAGAGTACGTGAATTAAGAACTGACCGAGTGATCGCTGAAACGATCACTAATGCTGCAGGCGGGACTCCGACGATCGCAGGTCTCGCCGCCAGCGAAACTGAGGTACTGAACGGCGTTACTGCGGGAACCGTTACCGCCAGCAAGGCCGCAGTCGTAGACGCAAATAAGGACATCGGCGATTTCCGCAATGTCGACGTAGTCAATCTCGACGCGGGCGCCTCCGGCACTGCCGGCACGGTTGACATATTCCCCGCTACCGCAACCAGCGGCAAGATTGCTATAGCGGCTGCAAACAGTGCTGGGAACTATACCACCACTATAACCAACGCCTCCCAGGCTGCGGCGAGGACCTACACTATCCCTGATGCAGGCGCAGCAGCGAACTTCGTACTGTCTGAGGGCGCAGCTACCATCAACGGAGCGAAAACCTTCAGTTCACAGGTCGTCCTGCAGGATGCTCACAGCGGTATCCTGATCGGTTGTGGGGCCTCCGGGTCTGCGTTTGCCCTCGGAGCAACTGGTGACAATGCCAAGGAATATTATCTCGACGCGACCCATACGACCGGCGACATGCGAGGCGAGTATCTCAGGCTTTATTTCTCCGGCGCAGGAGGGTCGGGCGAAGCCTTCCGGGCAATGAGTACCATCAACAACGT